TAGCATTATTCACGTAGATGAAACATGTCGTATTCAAACAGTAAGTGAAGAAGAAAATAAACACTACTATAATTTGATTAAGGCATTTAAGAATAGAAAAGGTGTTCCAATTCTATTTAATACTAGCTTTAACTTAGGTGGAGATCCATTAGTTGAGACTATCGCGGATGCAATTGATACATTAAAGAAATGTGATATTCAATACATGTATCTTCCTGAAATTGAAATGTTATTAAAGGTACCAAACTAATGTTGTGGCTAAAAAATCCAAGTCCAGATAACGCATTACATACTATTCAACATGATGCGTTAGATGAAGAATCAATTAAAATTTTAGAAGAGTATGTTTCTAAGAACGAATTAGTTGCTGCTGAAACAAATCAAAGCGATCCTGATAATGTTAAGCCAGATGATCAAGCAATACGCAAAACTAATATTATGTGGATTGAAAATAATGATCAAACAGCAGGTCTTTATTGGAATATTGCTAATTTAATCAATGGTGCTAATAATGGAAAATTTAAATGTGATATCAATATGATTGAAACATTACAATATTCTGAATATGAAGATGGTGGACACTATCAAATGCATGTCGATCAAGGCATGATTAGTGCTGTTCCTGGTGAGGACATTCGAAAATTATCATTTAGTATTCTACTAAGTGATGAGAATGAATTTGAAGGTGGTGAACTAGATATTACTGCATTCTCTCCAGAAGGAGGAGCTATGATTAAAAACGATATTTGTATCTTCCCGTCTATGTTACCTCATAGAGTTAATCCAGTTACAAAAGGAAAAAGGCGAGCTCTTGTTGGTTGGATAAAGGGTCCTGCTTGGATCTAAACTAACTTTTGCGCGAATTCTAAGAATGTATCGTATATTAGTGTTCTGTTTTTTAATGCCTTATTTGCAAAGCTGTTCAACTTGGAAAGATCCTCAGATTCAGTACAAACCAGGACAGGAAGTAATCCGCATTTCATGGCCATTTTAGCATCAATTACTTTATCGCCTACGTAATAACCACTTTTATATGGTACATTAAATTCGTCTCTTAAGCGTCTTAACATTCCAGGTTTTGGTTTAGCAAAGAAATCCTGCTTATTATTTGATTCATTATATAGTATTCCATCAATACTAGGACAACCTGCTTCTCCTAACAATTTAAGAGTGTATTGATCTATTTCTTCAACTTGCTCATGTGTAATTAACTTTGCAGAAATGCCAGGTTGATCATGTATCATAGCAACTTTAAATCCTTTACGCCTAAGTATATTAACTGCAATGAATGAAGATTTAATAGGAACAGCGTTTTCTATAGAAGTAATCGGAGATCCATCAGTTTCAAACATTACACCATCACGATCAAAAGCAATTAAAGGACGTGGGTACTTAGCATTTAATTGAATCCTACTAAGTCCATAATCTTCTCCTGCATCAGGCGTTCCTGATAAACCTAGAACTTTATCACTAGGTTCTTCTTGCCACATATTAAAGCTCATAATTTATATAATCCTCTACCTTTTTGAATGACATATCAATTAAATTTTGTAATTTACCTGTATGTGCACATGTATAATCTTGATACTGTCCTTTCAATTCTTCGGGCATAACTACATAATCAATTTCAACTTCACCAAGTTTATCAGCAATTGCTAATGCTATAGTTTCAAAGCTAGTTGTTATTCCTGTTCCTACATTATATATGCCTGACGGTTTACCAATCATTTTTTCATGAACCTTACATATATCTTCTACGTGTATAAAATCGCGAACATATCTATCTGAATTTTTAAAAAGTTTTATATATTTCTGATTTATAGCTTGGTCATAAAATTTTGTAACAGGAGAAGCTTGGTCACCTTTGTGTTCTTCCATAGGACCATACACATTAAAGTATCTAAACCCTTGAATTTTAGTACCAAACTCACCGTAAAGATGTGTCATATATTTGTCTAAATAAAACTTTGACCAAGCATATCCATTCATAGGTGATTTATTATTACTGCCTTCTTTAAAATCTTCAGGAGATTTACCAAATCCATACACGCTTGCAGAAGAAGAATATTGAATTGGTATTTTATTCTTGGCACACCTTGCAACTAATTCAATAGTAAACTTATAGTTACGATCATATAGTTTATCAGCGTTTCTTTCAGTAGTTGAAGATACTGCTCCACAGTGGATTACATGGTCAATTGAATCCCATGGCAAAGCCCAATTAAATGGCCAATCCATACCAATAATATCATGGCCTAATTTTTTAAAATACTTAATCATATTTTTACCAATGAAACCATTGCTACCTGTTATTAAAATCTTCATGTAGTTTCCTCCATCACTTTTGCTAATTTATTCATATCAATCATATAAGTTCCTATAGTTTTAACTGCTTCACCTGCCATAATATTAGCAACAATAACTGATTTATATATAGGATAGTTCATATCACAGCAAATTGCTAACGCAGCTGTAAACGTATCTCCTGCTCCAGTTACATCATACACATTTGTTTCAACAGCAGGATAATGTTCAATAGTATCACCTACATATAAAACACCTTCGCTTCCTAATGTAACCATAAAATGTTGAATATCAAGGTTATCTCTAACTTGACGTGCATGTACTAAGAGATCCTTTGCACTTAGATCTGTTTCATTTATATAACTTTCAAATTCTTTTTTATTAGGTTTAAGAATATATGCACCTTTATATTGACTTAAACATTTCTTAGGATCTACTATTACTCTTTTACTTTTAGAAATAATATTTTGTGCATATTTGATTGTTCCTTTATTGTAATCAGATAATACAACAACATCGTATTCATTATAAATTTTAAAATCATTTTCTACGATAGTGTCTTCAATATATCTTTCACTATCAACTCTTGACATAACATGGCCGTCACTCAATATTCTTATTTTGTGAGGCATAATATTTGTTTTAGCTACATGTCCATGTGGACTTAATTTTTTGAATATATAGTAATGGATATCATCACAGTAACCATATAACGAAACATCGTTAGTTACTGCTTTAATATTCATATAAGTATTACCAGCACCACCTAAAGAAAGCTTTTTGCTCTTTAGATCAACAATTGGAATGGGTGCTTCCGGTGATAATCGTGTAGACGAGCCATACCAATATTCGTCTATTATGATGTCGCCTATGACATGAATCATTATTTTACTCCATGAGGTTATTTATGGCACTACGTGACTTACTAAAAGACATCCACAACGAAGCTGAAAACACAGAGTTTGCAACGCTTCTTATGAGTGGTAATATGTCTCCTGAACTATACGGTTTATATTTAAACCAACAATTTCATATTTATTCAGCTTTAGAAAACAGAGCTTATAAATTCCCATTTTATTTAGACAATCTTAGAAAAATGGGAAGAATGATGCCGCTTGAAACAGATCGAGTTGGTTATGTTTATCCTGATAAAATTCTACCTACTACTAAAAAGTATATGAAATATTGCGGCCAATTAAGAGAAGATCAAGTTATTGCTCATTTATATGTTCGCCACTTCGGTGATATGTACGGTGGGAATATGATCCAAAAGAAAATTCCTAAGTGTAATAGACCATCAGAAGCTATGCATACAGAAGGTTTATATTACTTGTTCGAAGAGAAAAAAGAAAACATTTCCATAATGAGAAACCTATTAAATGATGATATGGCAGATGAATGTAAGATAGTATTTCAATACGCAATCGATTTATTTAAGGAGTTAATGGACTATGATATTCCCGAAGCTTATATCAGCAGCATCGGATCTCCAGGAGTTGCTGGAATCAAAGACGGATCTCAAGCAACTGCATGATTTCCCTTGGCCAGCAATATCATATGGACCCTGCAAACATTTTAGAAGAGCAGACTTATGTATCATTGATGTAAGAGATAGGAAAAAACTATGGATGCTTCATCTTGTAGTTTATCCTCATTTTGACGATGGTTCTCCAATCTATGGCTTTGATATTATTGCTGGACCTAATAAGGTTACCGGAGCCTTTCATGACTTCTCTCCTTGTGATCCTAATAATACTATTATAACACAGTTTGGAGAGAATGTAAAGGACTTTATGCCAAAAAAGCAAAGAGAATTGCCTGATTGGGCAAAAAACATATTCAGTCCATATATGATTGCTGCAGGAAATGTTAGAGGCGATTCTGAAGAATTAGATGAAATACTTTCTTTATCCTTATTAAATTTAGAAATGCTTTTAAATATGATTGGAACCAACAAAGGTGATGTTGATTATAAGCCTCATCAATCGTGGTATGTTTATAACCAAAGACAAAATCCTCACACTTCAAGAGTGATGGAATCTTTGGGTATTGATAAAGAAACTGTAAGGAAATATATAGATGAATGTTTATGGCCTGTTGAAGAAGCTTGGATGGACAGCCGTCCTGTTCTTCACGATTAAAGGTTGCATTTGGTTACTTCTTTTTTATTTTGGTTTTGAGGTATTTCAATACACAACTAATTGATGAACCGCTGTCGCCTGGATCAGCTGGAACCCAAACATTAGCAGCGAGTTCTTTTAATTTATTTTGTATTCCTTTGTTATGCGCACAACCACCAGATAGAATAACATTAGTAATACCAGTTTTATTAATCCAATAATTACACATTTTTAAAACTATTTCTTCAAATACAATTTGAGTAGTTGCTGCGATTTCTTCTTGTTTATAACTAGAAAATTTGTTTCCAACTCCTCTATGCAAATTGTCAACAAATATAGGACGCCATATATGAGGGATAATCATACTTTGAATATCTCTATACAAATATCTATTAAAGTATATTTTATTTGAAATTGATTCAAATAAGCTTTCGTCTTTATTTGGAATTAATCCAGAAGCCTTTACCATTGAACTGTAAAACAAACCTAAGCTATCTGGATAATTTTGTTTTCCTAAACATTTAAGCTTGTTTTCTTTATGACCCATGTATAAAGCTTTAGATGTTCCTTTCCAAACAGAAGTACAATTATATTCTCCGATAGAATCCATTACAAATATTAAAGCTTCTCGAAAATCTGTTTGATAAAACGCTGCAGCATGTGCACCATGATGAGACACATAAGTCCATGGACACTTAATACCTAAATCTTTTAATATTTTACTAACGTTGTTTCTACTAATAAAATTGGGCTGGCCAGCTCTCATTTGTCTTAAACCCTTTAAATAAGGATTCTCAAACCACACCACCTTTTCAGGTGGGGCGATATTTTTAGCTTTTTCTATATCCTTTATAGACGTATATCTAAACGAATCAATCAACAAGTTATTATGAAAAATTGATAGTGTTGCATCATGGCCGCTTGACATTCCCCAATAGATCATTTTTGAGAATCACCTTTTGCTATTCTATAATTATCTTCAACGGAATCAGGTGTAGATACTTCAATTAATATTCCTGCTTCAACGCAACTAACTTGGTGAGGTTCACACGGATCGTTATGATAAACGTCACCTTCCTTTAAATCAACAGTTGCAACGCTAGCGTCTTCAGTTGAAATTTTCATTACTTTAAACTTACCATTAAGGCATAGCCAAGTTTCCATTTTTTCTTTGTGAAAATGCATAGAGAATTTAGAACCTGCTTTAAATGATAATAGCTTACCGCAGTATTTATCATTTGAAGCGAAGATAAATTCATGTCCCCAACCTTTTTTTACAAAGCCGTTAAGTCTTGTCATTTATAAAATCCAATATTTTTGATGATGATTGTCCAGGCATAGTGTCCATAATTTTAATCCATGCGAGGCCTCTTCCAACTACAAATTCAGGCTCATAGTCACCACCTTTAGTAATCATATAAGGTTTAACCTTTTTGATTAACTCAAGCGGAGTATCTTCTTCGAAGATAATAACCTTATCCACATATCTAATTGCTTCGAGTACTTGTTTTCTTTGGTCTTGTGTATGATAAGATTTTCTCTTTATTCGTTTCATACTCTCATCAGAATTTAATCCTACGATTAATGCTGTACCATGAGATCTTGATTCTTTTAAGTATTCTATGTGTCCAGGATGTATTATATCAAAACATCCATTAGTAAACACTATTTTGTCTTCATTCAACTGATTCTCCACTTTTGTTTTTATATAAATAGAACTAATAAATAATATTATTATACCACAGTTTTCGGCAAATGTACAGGAAAAAATATGGCAAATCCTAATTCACGTTCATCATTACTCGATTATTGCCTCAGAAAACTTGGGGCACCTGTACTTGAAGTTAACGTAGACGCAGATCAACTCGAAGATCGAATCGACGAAGCTTTACAGGTGTACCAAGAATATCATTCTGATGCAACAGTAAAAACCTATCTTAAACATTTAGTAACTACAACAGACGTAACCAATAAGTATATACCTATATCGTCTAGTATTATATATGTCTCTCGTTTGTTGCCATTCTCAAGTGCATCAAGTTCAAGTTCTAACATGTTTGGTGTAAAATACCAAATGATGCTAAATGACATATCAGATTTACAAAATTTTGCAGGTGATTTAGCATATTACGAGCAAATGCAACAATATCTATCACTTTTAGATATGCAGCTTAATGGAACACCTACAGTTAATTTTGCAAGACATCAAAATCGTTTGAATATATTTGGAGATTTTGAAGATCAAGATATAAAAGCAGGTCAATATGTTATCGCAGAAGTTTATCAAATTGTTGCTCCTAATTCGCATGTATCAGTATATAATGATATGTGGCTTAAAGATTACACAACCCAATTGATTAAACAACAGTGGGGTGCAAACCTTATTAAATTTGAAGGAATGCAACTTCCAGGTGGTGTTACTCTTAATGGTAGACAAATATATGATGATGCAACGGCTGCGTTAGAAGCACTTATGGAAAAATTAAAACTAGAACACGAACTTCCACCTGATTTCTATATAGGATAACAAAATGGCCACTAATGTTAACTTCAGCGATAGAGTCACGTCTGAGCAAAGATTATACGAAGATATCGTAATTGAATCTTTAAAGATGTTTGGTCAAGACGTGTATTATCTACCTCGCACATTAATCAATGAAGATACAATTTTCAATGAAGACATTCCTTCTAAATTTAGTAATGCATATAAGATTGAAATGTACATTGAAAACGTTGATGGATTTGAAGGTGAAGGAGATATCTTCACGAAGTTTGGTGTGGAAATGAGAGATGAAGCTACCTTTGTAGTTTCACGTAAAAGATTTGGAAACGCTGTTATTCAATATGATAACGAAATTACAGCAGAACGACCTGAAGAAGGTGATTTAATATATCTCCCATTATCAAAAAGTTTATTTGAAATTGGACATGTTGAAAGAGAATTGCCATTTTACCAATTAGCAGCTCTTCCTACTTTTAAGATGAGATGTAGTCTATTCGAATATTCAGATGAGCAATTAGATACAGGAGTTACAGGTGTTGATGATATTGAAGTTTATTCAACGTATCAATATGTTATTGGTTATACAAAACCAATCATTGGAACAGCTACAGCCTCACTCTCCGGAGGTGTGGTTTCAGAGGTAGCAATTACTAATGCAGGTGATGGTTATAGATCAGGAACTCCACCAGTCATTACTGTAAGTGCGCCATCAAATGCCGGCGGAGTACAAGCATCAATTGGTTCAACACTTACAAGTGGTAAGATTACAGCACTTACAATTACAAATGCTGGATCAGGTTATACATCTGCACCAACAATAACAGTTGCTGGTCCTACAGATGTAGAATTTGTAAGAGGAGAACAAGTTTCTCAGACATTCGCAAGTGGTGTTAAAATGTTTGGAGAAGTGGTCAAACAAAACGATTCAGATGCACTTCTTTATATCGCACATGCTGGAGCAGATGATGGTAAATTCCATAACTTTGCAACAAGCCTAGATATAACTGGAGCAACATCCTTTGCTGCATCAACAGTCTTATCAGTTACTGAATTAGATAACTCATCTGATACAGAAGATAACACAGACTTTGATACAGATATGTCAGGATTCTTAGACTTCTCAGAGAATAACCCATTTGGAGATCCTGAATAATGAATGATGATTTCGATTTCGGTTTTACCGCAGTAAATGAAGATGAACTTGAAGTAACTAAAGAAATTAAAGTTTCGAGTGAAATTAGTAAACAACAATTAGATAAATTGTATAATGCTATTATTCCTCTATTGAATAATCTTAAAGCAAATCCTGAGAAAGATTATATTCTTTGGCCTGATAGATTAGCAAAAGTTGAAGCATTTGAAACTGTATTACAAAAAATATATAGGGGCGGATAATGTTCGGTAATTATTTTTATCACGAAAGAACTAGAAAAGGCGTATCTACTTTCGGCAAGATTTTTAATGACATTTATGTTCTTAGAAAAGATGCTGCCGGAAAAGTAGTAAGTCAAATAAAAGTTCCTTTATCGTATGCACCTAAACAAAAGTTTTTAGAAAGAATTAAAACTCAAGTTACTGGAGATCAAACACACATAGCAATTAAATTGCCAAGAATGTCGTTTGAAATTACAGGCATTACTTATGATACTCAAAGACAATTGCCTAAAGCTAATTTTGATAATAAGCCAGGAACAACAACAAGTAAGAAAACTAAATTTAGACAAGCAGTTCCATATATAATGAATTATGATTTAAGTGTTTATGCTAAAAATCAAGATGATGCATTACAAATTGTAGAACAGATACTTCCTTACTTTAATCCACAATATACATTATCACTTAAACCGTTTGGTTCTACGTTTGATATATCAGAAGACGTTCCTGTTATTTTAACAAGTGTTAATATGGCTGATGATTATGAAGGTGATTTAGCAAGTAGACGAACAATCATTTATACATTATCATTTGAAATGCACGTTAATTTCTATGGACCTATTAGTGAAGGTGGAATTGTTAGAGAGGTTATTGGCAAACTTGATATTATAGGAGCAACTACTACAGTTGATTCAAATGGTGGAAGTAAAGTAACTACAACAACAGCCACTACTCCTTTAGAAAGAATTACATTAAAACCTAACCCATTAAATCTTACACCTCCAACAGGAGATAGTGATTTTGGGTTTACCGAAGAGATTATATTAGCGGCGGATTCAGATGCTGCCATCACTTAGTATAGATAATGATAAGGAGACCAAGTTGACTGACTCTGATAATGTTAAAGGTGACTATGATTATTCAAGAAAAACTTATTATGAACTTATCGAAAAAGGTAAGGAAAGTCTTGAATTAGCAATGCGCATCGCAGAAGAAACAGAACATCCTAGAGCAATAGAAGTTTTAGCAGGAATGCTTAAAAACGTTTCGGATGTTAACGATAGGTTAATGGAACTAAATCGTAAATTAAAAAATATTAAACGCGAAGATCCTAAGTCGATTAATAACCATACAACAAATAACGTAATGATTGCATCAACTGCAGATTTACAAAAACTATTAAAACAAGACGCTAAAGAGAGTATTATTGATGTCACACCAACAGAGCTATCTAGGGAATCCTAATGTTAAGCGTGATGGTGTTGAGCAAGAATGGACTACCGAACTTGTAGAAGAATACATGAAGTGTTCTAAAGATCCTCAATACTTCGCAGCAAAATATATAAAGGTCATATCACTTGATGAAGGTTTAGTTAAGTTCAACTTATACCCTTATCAAATAGATATGTTTAGACATTTTAATGAACATCGTTTTAGCATTGTATTGGCCTGTCGTCAATCAGGAAAATCAATATCAGCATGCGCATACTTATTATGGTACACTCTCTTTACGCCAGAAAAAACGGTTGCGGTTCTTGCGAATAAAGGGGCGACAGCTAGGGAAATGCTCTCACGTATTACGCTCATGTTGGAAAATATTCCGTTCTTCTTACAGGCTGGCGCAAAAGCTCTTAACAAAGGTAATATCGAGTTTAGTAATAATTCTAGGATTATCGCTAGTGCTACTACTGGTAGCTCTATTCGTGGACTCTCTGTTAATCTCCTTTACTTAGATGAGTTTGCTTTCGTAGAAAGAGCTACTGAGTTCTATACATCAACATATCCGGTTGTATCTGCAGGTAAAGATACAAAGGTTATTATTACTTCTACTGCAAATGGAATAGGTAATCAGTTCCATAAAATTTGGGAAGGTGCAGTACAAAAAACAAATGAATACACAGATTTTAGAGTTGATTGGTGGGATGTTCCAGGACGTGATGAGAAGTGGAAAGATGAAACTATTGCTAACACTTCCCAATTACAGTTTGACCAAGAGTTCGGAAATACGTTCTTCGGAACTGGTAATACTCTTATCAATGCTGAAACACTATTAGGCTTTAGAGCATCACCACATGTTGGTGTACTTGAAGCTGGAGATCTATTAATATACGAAGAACCAAAACCAAAACATGAATATATCATGACAGTTGATGTTGCGAGGGGAAGAGGTCAGGATTACTCTACATTCAATTTGATCGATATTAGCGTCCGCCCGTTCGTACAGGTTGCTGTGTATCGCAATAACACTATCTCTCCGTTACTCTTCCCTAACATTATTTATAAATATGCGAAATTGTATAATGAAGCATACTGTATAGTTGAATCAAATGACCAAGGTTCTTTAGTTACCCATGGTCTTTATCATGATTTAGAGTATGAAAACATGCACGTTTCTAATGCTGTTAAAGCTGATTCATTAGGAATAGAAATGACACGTAAATCTAAGAGACTCGGTTGTTCGGGTATTAAAGATCTATTAGAAAATAATAAACTTCTTATAAGAGATGAAAACACTATTTTAGAAATATCTACATTTGTTTCGAAAGGTGTATCATATGAAGCGCAAGATGGTAACCATGATGATTTAATGATGAACTTGGTTATGTTTGGATATTTTTGTTCTACACAATATTTTAGTGATATGACAGATATTAACTTAAAAGAAATGTTATTTAGACAAAGAATGAAAGAAATTGATGATGATCTACCTGGCTTTGGTTATATAAACAGTGGAATAGATGAAATTCCTGAATTGACTGAAGAGCAAATGCAAGGTAGAGCATGGTTAGTTGAAAGAGAAACGACAGATTTTTAAGATTGGGTTTATTATAAATAGTTACAGGTGAATAAAAAACTTGGATTCTCCAAGAATATAGCGTATCATGTAGACTTATTAATTTAAACTGAGAGGAAGAAGCAATGGCATTTTCAGAATCTCCATCAATTGTAGTTAGAGAAATCGACTTATCGGGGGTCGTCCCTTCAGTATCGAGTTCTACAGGCGCATTTGTTGGCAATTTCGAATGGGGTCCGGTTATGGTGCCTACTAAAATTAACAATGAAGTTAGTTTAGTAGAAACATTCGGAGCTCCAACAGCAGGTACAACACGTAACTTTCACGAAGCATCATACTTTTTAAAGTATACTTCAGATCTTCGTGTAGTCAGAGTAATAGACTCAACCGGAGCGAACGCGTTCTCTGGTGGAGCAGCAGCAGATGTTGCGCACGTAGTTAAAAATAGAGAAGATTGGGACCAAGGTCAATCAGCTCAAGAAATCAATAATAGGAATTGGTTAGCAAAATATCCTGGATTACTAGGAAATTCTTTGCAAATTCAAATGTGTCCTTTTGATTCAGATGCTAATTTATCATTCACGAGTTGGGCGCTTGAAGATAATTTTGATGCAGCTCCAGGCACATCAGCTTTCGCAAAAGGAAAAGGCGCTAAGAACGACGAAGTTCACGTAGCGGTTGTTGATAGACTAGGAGAAATATCTGGTACAGCAGGTGCAGTACTTGAAACTTTCCCATTCGTATCTTTAGCGAGTAACGCAAAGACAGCTGATGGAACAAGTAACTATGTACAAGATGTACTTAATACTAGATCCCAATATATTTGGATGGCTAAGCACGATTCAGAGCACACTTTAGGTGGAACTACTGCAGACGCCAATGATGATTTCAAAATGAATGTTGAAGCAGTTAAAAGTTATGATTTAGGTAATGGAGCAGCATCACCATTTAGTTCTGGTGGAGCGTTAGGTAAGTTTCTATTAGGATGGGATACGGTTAACGATAAGGATAATATCCAAGTTGATCTTCTTATTGCATCTGGAACGAATACCAGAATATCAAATACAACGGTTGCAAATAGTCTTGTAGCAATTGCTCAAGGCACAAGAAAAGACTGTGTTGTTTTAACATCTCCTTCTAAGGCAGACGTTATCGATACAACTACACCAGTTACAAATACAGCGGCAGCTGCAGCAACGTATACACCATCTTCTTATCTCTTTGTAGATAATAACTGGTTGAAAGTATATGATAAATACAATGATAAATACATTTTTATCTCAGCCGCATCTTCTACAGCAGGTATCATGGCAGCAACAGATTATGTTGCAGCACCTTGGTTCTCTCCTGCAGGTCCAAGACGTGGTCAATATCTCGGAATTACAGGATTGGCTTACACTCCTAATAAATCCGAAAGAGATACTTTGTATAAAGTCGGCATCAACCCTGTAGCCAATATTCCGGGTCAAGGTGTATTACTCTTCGGCGATAAGACAAAGCTTGCAAGACCTTCTGCCTTTGACAGAATTAATGTAAGACGATTGTTCTTAACTATTGAAAGAGCAATTGCACTAGCAGCAAGAAATGTAATGTTCGAATTCAACTATGAATTCACAAGAGCAGAATTTGTTGGTGTAGTCGAACCATTCCTTAGAGAAATCAAGGGAAGAAGAGGTATCACAGACTTTAGAGTAATATGTGATGAAACTAATAACACAGCTGCTGTGATTGACCGTAATGAATTTATTGCCAATATCCTGATCAAACCCGCAAGAAGTATCAACTTTGTTACGTTGAACTTTGTTGCAGTTAGAACTGGTGTTGACTTTGAAGAAATTGCTGGCAACATAGCTTAAAAGGGAGATACACAATGGCGATTTTAGGAGTAGACGATTTTAAATCCAAAATCCGTGGTGGTGGTGCCCGTCCTAACTTATTTAAGACGACACTAAACTTCCCTGGATTTGCAGGCGGCGATGTTGAATTGACATCATTCATGTGTAAAACAGCACAGCTTCCGGCATCAACTATAGCACCGATTGTAGTTCCTTTTAGGGGACGTCAATTGCAAATGGCTGGTGACAGAACATTCGAACCTTGGTCAGTTACTATCATTAATGATACTGACTTTCAAGTTAGAGATGCTATGGAAAGATGGATGAACGGCATATCAGCACATACTCAAAATACTGGCTTAGTTAATGTCGGTGATTATGTTGCAGATATGGTAGTTGAGCAATTGAATAAAAACGGTGATACTATAAAGACTTATAACTTCACTGGAGCGTTCCCAACCAACATTTCGGCGATTGATTTAGCATATGATGCTAATGATACAATCGAAGAATTCACGGTTGAGTTCCAGATTCAGTACTGGACAAGTAACACAACGTCGTAGATATATAGTATATGGACGGGATTAATTTCTCGTCCATATAAACTATTAATAAGTTAGGTGAGTGAAATACATGGCAGAAGACGGCACAACAGGTTTTAAACTTTTCGGGTTTGAGATCAAAAAAGCAAAAGGTAATGAAAAGGAAAAACTTCCTTCTATCGTTCCGCCAATTGATGATGACGGTGCAGGTTATGTAACTGCTGCCGGGTCCCATTTTGGGCACTATTTAAATTTAGATGGAGATGAAAGTTCTGACAATCATTCTCTTGTTGCTAAATATCGAGGAGTAGCACAACATCCAGAAGTTGATGCAGCTGTAGAAGATATTATTAATGAAGCAGTAAGTGCAGGTGAAGACAAACATCCTATTGAAATAAATCTTGATAATGTTGAAAAACTTTCGGCAGGTATTAAGAAAACTATTAAAACAGAATTCAATACAATTACTTCAATGCTTCAGTTCCATGACAATGCTCATGAGATCTTTAGACGTTGGTATGTTGATGGAAGATTATACCATCACTTAGTTGTTGATGAAGCAAATCTAAAAGAAGGCATTCAAGAAATACGACCTATTGATGCGGCTAAAATCCGTAAGGTTAAACAAATTAAAAAGGATAAAGATCCAAAGACTGGAGCTATGTTAGTCACGAAGATTGATGACTTTTATATCTATCAGGAAAAGCCAGGAGCACAAACAGGTGGTGTGAAACTAAGTAATGACTCGGTTAGTTATATTACTTCTGGTATTATGGATCTAGATCGTAAGAAAATATATAGTCACCTTCACAAAGCGCTGAAGCCGATAAACCAATTAAGAATGATGGAAGATTCTTTGGTTATCTACAGATTAGCTCGCGCACCCGAACGCAGAATTTTTTATATTGATGTAGGTAATTTACCAAGAGGTAAAGCTGAGCAATATCTAAAAGATATCATGTCACGTTATAGAAATAAACTCGTGTATGATGCTGAGACTGGTAATTTAAAAGATGATCGAAAGCATATGTCTATGCTTGAAGATTTTTGGTTGCCAAGGCGTGAGGGTGGTAGAGGTACTCAGATAGAAACTCTCCCAGGAGGAGAGAACCTAGGACAAATTGACGATATAATATACTTCCAAAAGAAATTATATCGATCTCTAAACGTTCCCCTCTCACGTCTTGAGCAGGAACAAGCATTTTCGCTTGGTCGTGCTACTGAGATTACGAGAGAAGAGTTGAAGTTCCATAAGTTTATTGAGAGATTGCGTCGTAAGTTTTCTGCGCTGTTCCTTGAAATTCTTAGAAAACAATTGATTCTTAAAGGTGTTATCACCGAAGAAGATTGGGATCTTTGGAAGAACGATATTAATATTAATTTTATTAGAGATAACCATTTCACTGAATTACGTGACGCGGAGATCTTTAAAGAAAGAATTGGAACTCTAGATGGAGTGGCCAATTACATTGGTGCAGAAGGATTCTTTTCAAAGGAATATATATACAAAAATATTCTTATGATGGATGATGACGAAATCCTTGAAATAAAAAAGCAGATAGAAGCTGAAGCAAAAGCTGGAGAGGAAACGCCGGCACCTGATGATGAGGAAGAACCTGAAGTAGAACCTGAGGAGGAACCAAGTGAAGACGAACCAGAAGAAGAACAACCAGAAGACGAACCAAAAGAATCATGAATGGGATGTAATTAGAAAACCTTTTCAAAGCATTATTCTTAATTTACAAAATAATGCTAGCATTGCTGATCGAAATTACATATCTACAGGAGATTCCTTATGGCATGCGCAATATAATCGTGTTACGCAGCAATTGATGGATTTAAAAGCCGAAATCAAATTAAAAGAAAAGCATTTCTTCGGTTAAGAACTAAATTTATATAAATAATACAAAAGGTAGTGAAATGGAACAAATCGTAAATTTTATTAAAAATGTCAAGGATCAAGACTTTAATGCAGCTAATCAAATCTTTTCAGAGTTGATGCAGTCTAAGCTTGAAGTTCAACTTGATCAAGAAAAGATAAAAGTTGCTGATGCAGTATACAATGGTATAGAACCAGATGAAGATGTAGAGGAAGATGAAGAAGAAGAGGAAGCTGATGAAGAACTTTAAAGAACTTCGTGAAGCAAAAATGCCTCCAGGGGAACATCAATTCGATAAAAAGATTAAAGGAATTACTTTAATGATACACAAAGATAAAAATAAATTTGTTGTGTACATTGATGGAGAAAAATTAGATGCATTTAAAGATCTAAAATCAGCACAAAGAGCTGGTGAAGAATTTATTAAAGCATTGAAGGGATAACAAATGAAGTTAATCAGTGAATACTACGACGGAGATTTCGTCGAATGTCTAGTTGAGAAGACCGAGAGTGGTGATAAGAAATACACTATTCAAGGCATATTCGCTGAGACTAACAAAAAGAATCGTAACGGCCGAGTGTATCCACGAGAAATCATGGAAAAAGCGGTGAATAAATACGTTACAGAACAGGTATTAACTAAGAGATCTGTAGGTGAACTCAATCATCCTGAAGGACCTACAGTAAACTTAGACAAAGTTTCGCATCTCATTACCGACCTCAAACTTGAGGGAGATAATGTTATCGGAAAGGCATCAATACTGCCAACTCCTATGGGCAAGATCGTAGAAGGTCTTCTTTCAGGTGGTGTTCAGTTAGGTGTCTCAACTCGTGGTATGGGTAGTCTCGTGCAACAGAATGGTGTAAACGTCGTCAAAGACGACTTTATTTTAAATACGGTTGACATCGTACAAGATCCAAGTGCTCCAGGAGCGTTTGTTAATGGAATCATGGAAGGCGTAGATTGGGTCTGGAATAACGGCATTATTGAAGCAAGAGAAATTGAAAAAATGGAGACAGAAATTCTGAAAGCTCCACGAAAAAACCTTTATGAGGTTCAAACTCGTGAATTTAAAAATTTCCTCTCGTTACTTAAATCTTAGTAAAAAGGAGTACGTAAGTATGTCTGAGATGATAAAAGAAGATCAGGATACTGAAGCTGAACTCCAGACTGACGAGAGTGAAGTCGTGGAAGAAGCAACAGAATTCGATGGAAAGAACGCAGAAGCAGATGCGGTAAAAGCTGTGAAAAAAGCAGAAGCTGACGGACCGGCCAAGGGGACTCCTCCTGGTGGACCCGGTGGTACTGCAGAAGCAATGCCTAAAACTAAAGCAGGTATAATCAATGCAATGTATGGTAAACTAAATCAGATGAAGAAACCTGAATTAGCTGCTAACTTTGACAAAATGATGGGTAAAGGTGCCAAGGTAAAAGAAGACGTAGACGGAGAAGAACTCGAAGCTCTTCCTGAATACAATTACTCTGGTGAACTGGACGCATTGGTTGAGTCTGAAGCTACTCTTTCCGAAGAGTTCAAAGCTAAAACTGCTATTATTTTTGAAGCCGCGCTCAAAAGCAAATTGTCAATGGAAATTGATCGTTTGGAAGAAAACTATACAACTGAACTCGAAGAAGCTGTTACAGAGCAAAATGCTGCAATGGTCGATAAAGTTGATAGCTACCTTAACTATGTTGTTGAGAACTGGATGGATGAAAACAAGCTTCAAGTGCAAGCTGGTCTTCGTACAGAAATTGCTGAGTCCTTTATGACAAGTCTGAAAGACTTGTTTACTGAGTCTTACATTACTGTTCCAGACAGTAAAGTCGATCTTGTAGATGAACAGTCAGATTTGATTGCTGAGCTTGAAGAAAAGCTTAATGACCAGACTGGTAAATCTATTGCAATGGCTGAAGAAATCGAAAACTTCAAAAGAGAAGCGATTATTAGTGAGGCCTCAAAAGGCTTAGCCGATACTCAAGTCGAAAAGCTAAAGCAATTGACAGACGACGTAACCTTTCAGGATGAGAAATCTTTCGATAAGAAAGTATCAACCATCAAAGAAACTTACTTTAAACCGAATACTGTAAAATCTACTGAGTCATTTCTTGAAACAGAATCCGAAGATGAGGGTCAAGCCCTTGTAGAAGATACTGGGGCAATGTCTAAGTACCTAACAGCAATTCGCAAATCTGCTAAATAAGGAGATCCCATTATGCAGTCGTACGATAAACTAGTCGAAAAGTGGGCACCAGTACTGAACGAAGAATCAGCTGGCGTCATTAAAGACAACCACAGAAGGTCTGTAACTGCAGCCATTCTGGAAAACCAAGAAAAAGCTCTTGCAGAAGAGCGTAACCAACAAAACGGTTTCTTAACTGAAGCTGCTCCTGTTGGTGCTAATACTGGCTCTATTGGAACATGGGACCCTGTCCTTATTTCATTAGTAAGACGTGCAATGCCTAACCTAATGGCATATGATGTTGCTGGTGTTCAACCTATGACCGGTCCAACTGGCTTGATCTTTGCAATGAAAGCAAGATACGATTCAGGTACAACTGGTGCTGCTGAAGCGCTTCATAACGAAGCTGATACTTCACACACAGGTACACAAACTGGAGCCGCTAATGGCGCTGGTGGTGCATCTGGTTTAAATGTTACTAACGCATCTTCACCTAATACTATTGACTCTGATCGTCTAACAGCAATCACAGGAACTGGTATGACAACTGACTCTGCTGAGGCATTGGGTACTACCGATGCATTCCAACAGATGGGTTTCACCATTGAGAAAGCTACTGTGACTGCAAAGTCCAGAGCTCTTAAAGCTGAATACTCATTGGAATTAGCTCAGGATCTTAAAGCAATCCATGGTTTGGATGCAGAAACAGAATTGGCTAATATCCTTTCTGCTGAGATTCTTGCTGAAATCAACAGAGAAGTAATCAGAACGATTAACTCTCAAGCAAAAACTGGTGCACTTCAGGCTAACACAGCCATTAACGGTATCTTCAACCTAAGCTCAGACGCTGATGGTAGATGGTCTGTTGAGAAGTTCAAAGGTCTAATCATGCAAATCGAGAGAGAAGCTAACGTAATTGCTAAAGAGACACGTAGAGGAAAAGGTAATTTCATTATCACTTCTTCAGATGTTGCTTCTGCACTTGCTGCTTCTGGTATGCTTGACTATGCACCTGCTATCTCTGCAAATCTTAATGTAGATGATACTGGTTCAACTTTTGCTGGTGTACTTAACGGACGTACAAAGGTCTACATCGACCCATATGCTTCTGTTGATTACGTTACTGTTGGTTATAAGGGTTCTAACCCATATGACGCTGGTGTATTCTATTGCCCATACGTTCCGCTTACTATGGTTCGCGCAATTGGGGAGAATAACTTCCAACCTAAGATTGGTTTCAAGACTCGTTACGGTATGGCTTCAAACCCATTCGTTGGCGCAGCTCCTTCATCCGGTCTAGCAACTGTTAAGACTAACCAGTATTACAGAATCTTTAGAGTTGACAATATCTTAACTTAATAAGAAACTGCAATATTAAATTTAAGGGGGGCTTCGGCCTCCCTTTTTTTTACCTTTACTTTCGTTATAAATAGTGGTATAATATAGATAAAGGATGTGTTATGGCAATTACCTCAACAAGTACAACAGTAGGAGTAGGCGAAAGCTCACTTACTACTAATACAAATTATTTACAGCCAAACGGATTTAAGATCTCGATTGATAGGAAATACTTTCCAAATCTCCAGTTCTTTGCCCAAAACATTATGCATCCAAGCATGACTGTTGAAGCTGTTCAATTACAAATTCCAAGATTAGCGGGTGGTCTTAAGTTATCAGGCGACAACATTAACTTTGGTGAATTAAGCATGATGGTTATCATGGACGAAGGATTAGCATCTTATCAAGAGATATATAATTGGATGGTTTCGTTTGTTAATAAACAAGATGCGTCACCAATGGATGTAGCATTAGGCGCTGGTCCAAGTTACGCAGATATTACAGTGTCTATTACAAATTCACATAACAATGTGATTAAACAAATCGTATATTATAATGCAATACCAACTTCACTCGGAGATATAATGTTTGAAGCAGCAACTGGAGATGTCCAATATATAATCATGCCAGTTAACTTTGCGTTTGATACGTTTGAAATTAAAAATCCATAATATGTATTTAGTCGTGACTGGTGATTCCTTTGTGGATCGCAATTTATATAATATGAAATATGGTAAATATCCCCTCTGGCCAGAAATACTTGCTAAAAAACTCGGAAGAAAATTAATACTTCGTGGAGTCTCAGGTATGGGTAATTCTTTTATATACGATAGTATGATAGATGAGTTATGGAAACTTAGAACTGATGATGTTATAGCTATATGTAGTTGGACAGAATTTGAAAGAGTACATATAAATGAAAAACATAGAAGTAAAAGAGGTCGTGACGAGGGAGGCGAAGCGAATTATCAAGGTGCTAAAATCTTAACCAATATTATGGAAAATTTAGATGACTTAGGTTATTTTAATAGATTCGAATGTGATACACGAAATGTAAGATATATGAAAGCTTTTGAAATGGTGTGTGAAAAAGCTTATCATCTTCAAGGACCATATCCATATCCAAGAAATGAAAACGGTGGACATGAAACCTTTTTAACCGAAGAGTTAGAAAGACCTTTCATACCAAGTTTCTATAGATGTTTTCGTAATAACGTATTTGATAAAGAAATCTCATACACAATTTCAACTAAAGATGGTCACCCAAACGAACTTGGTCATAGTGAATTAGCAAAGTTAATATATAATAGTATAATGATGATGGAGGAAGCAAATGCAGTTTAAACCTGTAACATATAATTACGACATGAAAGATACAAAGAATTGGGAAGAATTAGCTTATGCTTTACCCGACGATGTATTACAATATATCCCTAATGCCAACTTAGACGAAATCAATTTAATGGAAGGTGCTGGTAAAGTTGGAACAATATACAATCCTAAAAAAGCTGGATATGACGTTTACTTTATGCACAAAGAGCATACGGGAATCGCTCGAGTAACTAATGAAAAAGATAAAGATGGAAACTTTGTAGGATTGTTTCCTGAATCAGATTTAGGCTGGCATAACAATGGCAATTGGAGGCATTGGCGTCATGTTGTTGAATCTGCAATTGCGTTCTATTGTGTTAAACCTGGTGATGATGTAGTCACTTCATTCTGTAATAGTAAACAAGCATATGAAGATTTACCAGATGATATCAAAGCAGTAGCATCTAATTTTGAATATTGGGCTGAATTTGATAAAGACAATTCAATTTACCAATTTGATGATGAGTCATTGAATGCTGGTATGCACGAAATGTTAGCTATGTTTGAAGGTAACCTTGAACCTACAGGAAGAAAGAATAGAGTAAAAAATCCTGTAAGAGGAAGTTGGAAACCACTTATCGTTGAGCATCCAGGAAGAACAATTCCTGCATGGTTTAAAGATAGAGGAAAAGCAATTTACACTGGCCATTTCGGTGTTATGCGAAAATGCAGAAGTAAAGAAACGGGTGAAGAGTTTACAATGGAAGAAATGAAACCATTGATGAAAATACTACATGAACATCTGTTTCAAGAGAAGTATATATATAATCATAAGTGGCAAAAAGGCGACTTAATTCTTAACGACCAATTCTTCTCATACCATAAAAGAAATGCAGTAAAGGGTGATAGACTACTTTATAGAGTAGCGTTTAATTATAAAAACTTGGAATAGATAATGTTAGATTTGAAAAGCATACTTGATATGTGGAAAGATGATTGTGAAATTAGTAGAAATGATTTGGCTGAGTCTTCTAGGTTAACACCTACATTACATGCTAAATATCTCGAAATACTTTCAACAACAAAACTCAATATGAAAAGAGCTGAGTTTCAGCAGAAAACCTTATTGAAAAATAAATGGTTATATTATAATGGTAAGATGGATCAATCTGAGCTTGAAGCTTTTGGTTGGGATCCTGATCCGTTTCAAGGCCTTAAAGTATTAAAGGGTGAAATGGAATACTATTATGATGCAGATCCAGAAATCCAAAAATCAGAAGAGAAAATTCAATATTTAAAAACAATCGTTGATACGTTATCAGAGATTGTGGAGAATATTAAATGGCGTCATCAGACTATTGGTAACATGATTAAATGGAGACAATTCGAAAGTGGCTCATGATGTAATTGATTTTGAAAAGATTGATGAAGCTCAAATGCTTATTCAGTGTGATAGTGGTATTGCACAAGAGCTAAGTGAATTCTTTTCTTTCTACGTCCCAGGTTATAAGTTTATGCCAGCATATCGTAACAAGGTATGGGATGGAAAAATTCGATTATTTAATGTTCATACGCGTGAACTTCCAATAGGTCTACTTACATATGTAACTAACTTTGCTGCTAAACGAGATTATGGCACAAAGATAGATCCTCAATTAATAAAAATAGATCCTATAAGTGATAAAGAATTAAATTTGTTTATTGATTCTTTATCATTACCATTTCCAGTTAGAGACTATCAGTTCATTGCAATTCAAAAAGCAATTGCTGTTAAACGAGCTATTCTGTTATCTCCTACAGGTTCTGGTAAATCTTTAATAATCTATATTTTAGCACGCTTTATATTAGAAGCGTATAAAGATAAAAAGATATTAATCATTGTTCCTACAACCTCATTGGTTGAACAGTTGTTTACTGATATGGAAGAATATTCTGCTAAAGATGAAGTCTTTGATGTTAATGAAGAAATTCATAGAATATACTCTGGAAAACCTAAAACTAATTTATCAGAACGTATAGTGATATCTACATGGCAATCTGTATATAAATTGCCTAGAACATGGTTCCATCAATTTGGTGCTGTGTTTGGTGATGAAGCACATGGATTTAAATCTAAATCTCTTACTTCAATTATGAATAAGAGTGAACGTGCTAGCTTTAGAATAGGTACTACAGGTACGCTTGATGGAACACAAACTCATAAGTTAGTATTAGAAGGATTGTTTGGTAGAGTATTTAAAGTTACAACTACTAAAGATTTACAAGATAACAATACACTAGCAAAATTAAAAATCAATATGCTTGTGTTAAAATATCCAGAAGATATAAGAAAAGAAAACAAAAGAGATTATCAAACAGAAGTTGATTATATTGTTAGACATGAAAAGCGTAATAATTTTATTAAGAACCTTACGCTTGATTTGAAAGGCAACACGCTTGTTTTATTTCAATTTGTAGATAAACACGGAAAGGTACTGTATCAGCTTATAAATACTAATGCAGCGGCTAACAGGAAAGTGTTTTTTGTTAGTGGAGCTACAGAGACTTCTGATAGAGAAGCAATCCGTAGGATAACGGAAGGACAACAAGATGGAATTATCGTCGCCTCACTTGGTACTTTTAGTACTGGCATTAATATTAGAAACCTTCATAATATTGTATTTGCTACACCGTCTAAATCTCAAATTAAAGTTCTCCAGTCTATTGGACGCGGATTACGTAAATCAGATAATGGTGTACCAACGAGACTCTATGACTTCGCCGACGACATATCATGGAAGAAAAAACAAAATTACGCACTGGCACACGCAGGCGAAAGATTAAAAATTTACAAAAACGAGAATTTCGAGTATACTGTACATGAAATTGACTTATAAACTTATATAAATAACATTATGAAAGAACCATTCCATATGAGATCTACAATCGAACTGCGTCAATTCAAGTTGACCAATCAGGAAGAAGTAGTAACAGAAGTATTGGACTTCGGAGACGAAGACACTGATCACGCTATTGTCGTGCGCAACACTATGAAATTAGTAAATGTTGAGAATATGCATTCAGGGATGAGGTATTATGCCTTTAGACCATATATGCTTTATCAAGGTGACGGTAGTCACGTACAAATTATTAACCCTGGACATGTAGTATCTGAATGTTCGCCGAGTAAATTGCTTGTAGAACAATATCAGAAGGCTATTGAAGAACGTATAAAAGATGAAGATGGTCTTGCTTCCTTAGATGAGACTCGAAAAGCTATGACGGATTATCATAGTAAGATGTCAGAATTGATGAAAGATAGGTTAACTGGAGAAGAGCTTGCTGTAGCAGCTGAGTATGATTCAGACGCCGGAGCTAATGTTATTCGATTCAAGCCACCTGGAACTATGCATTAACAACTCCCTACGAGTATACCCCATCCTCAACTAACTCTTCTATTATACCACAGTTTTTAACAAATGTACACTACTTTATGCAATAATATGCATGTTTATTTCAACAGTGACAAATATATCACAGTGGATTTAATTTCCATATCAGAGCATAAAGTCCTTTACATTTCGGCTAAAACAGTATATAATAGTCTTATATAATAAATTATCAACTAAAGTGAGTATTATGGTTAAACCTAGAGAAAGACCCCACTACGTCAATAATGCTGAATTCTCTCAAGCAGTAGTGGATTATGTTACAACAGTTAACGAAGCCAGAGAGAAAGAAGAAAAATTACCAGTAGTAACAGACTATTTAGCAGGATGTTTTCTAAGAATCTCAGAAGGCTTAAGTCACAAATCTAACTTCATTCGATATACTTATCGTGAAGAAATGGTTATGGATGCTGTTGAGAATTGTCTCAAAGCAATAGAGAATTATAATTTAGCAGCAGCTACTAGAACAGGTAAACCTAATGCATTTGCTTATTTTACACAAATTTCTTGGTATGCATTTCTTAGGCGAATCGCTAAAGAAAAGAAACAACAAGACATTAAATTTAAATTCTTATCTCAATCTGGTATAGAAGCATTCCTTGATACATCAGGCGATAACGCATCAGCAAATCTAGTTCAACAACATTTTGTAGATATCCTTAAAGGTAGGATTGAAAAAGTAAAAGGCTACGATACTAAGCTAAAAGATTATGTTAAGAAAGAAAAAGTTAAAGTTAAACGAAAAAAAGTAGTCGACTCTGACTTACAGGACTTTATGAATTGAAAATTGCGATACTAAACGATACTCATTGTGGAATCAGAAATTCATCTGATGTCTTTATTAAGTATCAAGAGAACTTTTATAATGACGTGTTCTGGCCAGCATGTGAAGAAGCTGGTGTAAAACATATTCTTCACTTAGGCGATTACTATGATAATCGAAAATTTATTAACTTTAAAGCGTTAAACTCTAACCGAAGAGTGTTTCTAGATAAGCTAAGAGACAGTGGTATTACTATGGATATTATCCCAGGTAATCATGATACGTTTTACAAGAATACAAATGACTTGAATTCATTAAAAGAATTGCTTGGTCATTATATGAATGAAGTACATATTGTAATGGAACCAACTGTTTTAGAATATGGTTCATTAAAAATGGGTTTAATCCCTTGGATATGTCAAGATAATTATGAAGAAACTCTTAACTTTATTAATACGTGTAAAGCTGATTGGATTGGTGCTCACCTAGAATTAGGTGGATTTGAAGTTATGAGAGGTGTTACTCATTCAGGAGGAATGGATAGAAGCCTATTCAATCGATTTGAAATGGTACTCACAGGTCACTTTCATGTAGGATCTCATCAAGACAATATTAAATATCTTGGATCACAAATGGAATTCTTTTGGTCAGATGCACATGATCCTAAGTATTTTCATATCCTTGATACTGAAACACGTGTAATTACGCCTGTTAAAAATGACTTAAGATTATTTGAAAGGATTATATATGATGATACCAATAGAGATTATTCTAATTATGATGTCAGTGATTGCAATGATAAGTTTGTCAAAGTTGTTGTAAAAAACAAAGCAGACTTATTTACGTTTGATCGATTTATTGATCGTATACAAAATGAGAATATACATGAATTAAAGATCCAAGAAAACTTTAGCGAGTTTATGGGAGAGAATGTTATTGATGGTGATGTATCAATTGAAGATACTAGCGCATTAGTCGATGAATATATTGAGAACACTGATACGGATTTAGATAAAACACTTATCAAATCTAATATGCGTGATCTTATGAAAGAAGCACAAGCCTTAGAGTTATCATGATCAGATTTGAGAAAATTAAATACAAAAACTTCTTATCAACCGGAAATACCTTTACAGAAATAGACTTAAATAAATCAAAGTCTACTCTTGTTATTGGTCATAATGGTTCTGGTAAATCAACAATGCTAGATGCAATATCGTTTGCGTTGTTTGGCAAACCACACAGAAATATTACTAAGACTCAATTGGTTAATTCTATCAATAAGAAAGATACTATTGTAGAATGTGAGCTTATGATTAATACTGCAAAGTTTAAAATCGTTCGTGGCATATCTCCAAACAAATTTGAAATTTGGAGAAATGGGACAATGATTAATCAATCGTCTCATGCAAAAGAATATCAGAAAATTCTTGAGAATAATTATCTAAAACTAAATCATAAAAGTTTCCATCAGGTTGTCGTATTAGGTAGTTCTTCTTTCATTCCTTTTATGCAATTGCCTGGTGGTCATAGACGTGATGTTATTGAAGATCTATTAGACATTAAAGTGTTTACTCAAATGAACAAGCTTGCAAAGGAAAAAGCAAGTGCTTTAAAAGAACGCTTAAACGAAAATCATTATAACACAGAAGTTATAAAAAACAAAGTTGATACTCAAAAGAAATATATTAGAGATGTTAAAGTCTTAACTGAGCAAACAACTAAAAGCAAACAAGAAAAGATTGTTGAATACGAAACTGATATTAAAGAATTAAACGTAACGAATGGTGAACTATCAAGTGATGTTAGTTTAAATGAATCTGGACTTGAAGAGGAGTTAAAAAGTTTTCATGATAAAAAACAAAGCCTCAATACATACTTCCAGCAATTCAGAACGCAAATGGGTACTATCACAAAAGACGCTAAATTCTATGAAGAGAATTCTGAATGTCCAACATGCTCCCAAGAAATTATTGAAGAAGTTCGAGAAGAAAAACTCAAAAGTGCTAAGGATAAGGCAAAAGAACTTAAATCAGCTATGGAGCGTGCTTCGCTTGAATCCACCGACGTTGAAACTAATATTGGAAGGCTCAATAGTTCTTTTGCGAACCTCAGAGAAAAGCAGAAGAACATTCATTCTAACAATCAAGAAATCAATAGGCTGCAACGACAAATTACAAGTATTGAAACTGAGTTAACTACAAATGTAACAGCTGATTTACGTGAAGCACAAAAAGATCTTGAAGGATTAAGTGTACAACGTGATGCATTGCTTGAGTCTAAATTTGAAATGAATGAGACACAGCAATATAATTCTATTATTCTTGAGTTGTTAAGAGACACAGGCATTAAAACAAAAATTATTAAACAATATTTACCTGTTATAAATAAACTCATTAATCAGTATCTTCAAATACTCGATTTCTTTGTCCACTTTGATTTAGATGAAAGCTTTCAAGAAACTATTAGATCTCGCCATAGAGATTGGTTTACATATGATAGCTTTAGTGAAGGTGAGAAGCAACGAATAGATTTAGCATTATTGTTTACATGGAGACAAGTTGCTAAAATGAAAAATTCTGTTTCTACTAATCTTTTGATTCTTGATGAAACTTTTGATTCGAGCTTAGATCATGAAGGTGTAGATAATCTTATGAAGATACTATATAGTTTAGATGAAGACTCTAATGTATTCGTTATCTCTCATAAAGGCGAGATCCTTGACGGCAAATTTGATGAAAAGATCGAATTCGTCAAGGAAAAGAATTTCAGTAAAATGAAATAAATGGTGTACATTCACCACAAACTATGGTATAATATACTATATTAAATAATTAAGGAACTTTGTTATGGAACTAAATGATACAACCCTTGAGGTGCTAAAGAATTTCGCCTCTATTAATCCTAATCTCGTTGTCAAAGTCGGTGATGAAATTAGCACAATCACAGAGGCCAAGAATGTTTTAGCTTCTGCTAAGATCGATATCCCTTTCCCAAAAGAATTTGGTGTATACAATCTTTCAGAATTCTTGAATGTATTGAATTTGGTCGATAAACCAACTCTAAAATTTGACGATAACTTTGTAACTATCAGTGACTCATCTGGTAGATCAAAAGTCAAATACTTCTTCTCGGACATTGAGATGCTTACTGCACCAAGCAAAACTATCACAATGCCAGAAGCTGATGTAACCTTAACACTTGATGCATCGACGTTAGCTAAATTGAGGCGTGCAGCTTCAGCTTTAGATAACTCGAAAATTTCAATCTCGCCTAAAGATGGGACATTGGAAGTTTCCGTTGTTGATCCTGCTAATGCTACATCAAACACGTTCACTACAATAATTGATGGTGAATATAAAACCACAGACTTTACGTTTGTGTTCGATATCAATAACCTTAAAATTATTGATGGAGATTACGAAGTTAGTATCTCTAGCAAACTAATCTCAAAATTTGTTAACAAAAGCAAGGGTGTCCAATACTGGATTGCACTTGAAAAATCTTCAACGTTCGGAGCATAAATCATGGCAGAAGAAAAAAAGACTGAAGCAGCTATTGCTGCTACACCAGATGCGGATGAGCCGCATTCACAGATCTACGATATTTCAAATCGTAGTGCAAGATCAACTATCGCAGTCATTGATGCTGTCACTCAAAGAGGTGGTTTCAAAGGTGAAGAGTTGTCTACAATTGGACAACTACGTGATCAATCTATTCAGGTTATCCAATTGTGCGAAAACTATCAGCAAGAACAGGCATCTAAGTAATCCTACTTCGTTGTGAATTAAATTATATTATGAGGATTAAAATATGTCAGACCAGTTTCTCTGGGTGGAAAAGTATCGTCCACGCACTATCGCAGATACAATCTTACCTGATGCAATCAAAGCTACATTTCACCAGATTTTATCTGGTGGTGAGCTTCCTAACATGCTTTTTACAGGCACAGCAGGTTTAGGTAAAACAACTGTAGCCAAGGCTTTGTGTAATGAACTCAGCCTTGACTATATTATTATCAATGGATCTGAAGAAGGTAACATTGATACACTACGAACTAAAATTAAACAGTTTGCTAGTACTGTCTCGCTTCAAGGTGGCTACAAAGTAGTTATCCTTGACGAGGCAGATTATCTTAATCCACAATCGTTTCAACCAGCTCTTCGTGGTTTCATTGAAGAGTTTAGTAACAATTGTCGATTCATCTTAACTTGTAACTTCAAAAATCGAATCATTGAACCATTACATTCTCGTTGTGGTGTCTACGAATTTAACACATCTAAAAAAGATATGGCATCATTATGTATGTCATTCATGGATCGAGTTAAATACATTCTTCAAACTGAACAGGTTGCTTTTGATGAAAAGGTAATCGCAGAACTCATTATGAAATTTGCACCTGATTGGCGTAGAGTACTTAATGAATTACAACGATATAGCATGTCTGGTACTATTGATGCAGGTATTCTAAGTAAATCATCTACTCAAAACTTTGAGGTTGTATGTCAATACTTAAAAGAAAAAGATTTCAAAAAGATGCGTCAATGGGTCGTAAACAATATAGATACAGATGCTAGCGCTATCTTCCGTGGCATATACGATATCATGGGTGATAAGGTTGAAGCTCAATCAATACCACAATTAGTTCTTATCCTTGCAGATTATCAATACAAAAACGCGTTTGTTGCTGATCACGAACTAAATGTTGTAGCATGTTTAACGGAGGTTATGGCGAATGTCCAATTCAAATAGTACTAAAGAATGGCAGAAACTTTATGGTGATATTGTATCAGAAAAGGTTGCTACCAAAGTTACGTTACCCAAGCCTCCAGAGTTTAGCAGAAAATCTGTCTTAGATGACGGGTGGGATAATCATTTTGCTGGAACGGAGAACTTCACTACATATAACAATCAAAAATCTTAGATAGGTTAATATATTATGAATCCTTTTGAATACCTAACAGCTATCAATGATAGCAAAAAAGATATCATGATTGATGACATAGCTGAAAAAGGCTATAATTCATTCATGATTAATCGTGGACTAAGTTACTTTAATGACACCGTACTAATGGCCAATGAGATGAATATCCACCATCAAATTGATAGTCGTTTACAATTCGATTTTCTTATAAATATAGTTAGGAAAAGACGACGTTTTTCAAAATGGGCAAAGCCTCAAGTTGAGAGTGATATCGAAGTTGTAAAACAGTATTATGGATATAGTAATGAAAAAGCCAGAAACGCACTTACACTTCTATCACCCGATCAAATTAATGGGTTAAAAAAGAAGGTGTATAAAGGTGGAACAAAATAAATTAGTAGAGTGGACTCCAAGCGATATGTTGGAAGTTACACTTAGTGAACCAGATGATTTCCTAAAAGTGCGAGAAACATTGACACGAATCGGTGTCGCATCTCGAAAAGATAAAAAACTATTTCAATCATGTCATATCTTGCATAAGCAAGGTAGATATTTTATAGTGCATTTTAAAGAATTGTTCTTGTTAGACGGGAAGAAAGCAAATCTAGAAGAATCAGATATTGCTCGTAGAAATACAATTGCCACTCTAATGGGAGATTGGGGGCTTATAGAAATTCAGGGAAGTGCTTCTGAATTACAAGCTCCATTACGACAGATAAAGATTATACCATTTAAAGAAAAGTCACAATGGGAACTTTGTCCAAAATATAACATAGGAAACAATAAGTAGGGAGACAAGAATGTCTGCAGAAAATATGGAACTAATTGATGCTGCAATCAAGCACGCAGAAGGTGCAAGAGCAGTAGCAATCGCAAACATTAATGTCTATAGGAGAAATCCTGCAGGTATTGGAGAACATTCAGATATTGTAGAAGCTATTCAATGCGAGCTTGATAAGATCGCAGCAGCTGACGATAGAATTGAAGCAGCTACTAAATACTTCGCAATAACGTGATCCATACTGACAAATGGGCCTTTATGCACATACCCAAAACAGGCGGTATGAATTTCATAAAGCGCTCTAATGTCAGAGATGAAGTTACAAATCGTCACATTGATCTTCCTAAGTTTTGGGTTCATAAACCATTACAGTATTGGATAGATCAAGGATTCTTAGACAAACAATATTTATTTACATTTGTTAGAAATCCATATGATCGTTTAGTTAGTCTATACAATCATATTAAAGTACGAGGAAATGCTCCAGATCTTCCAGATTTTAAGACATTTGTTATGACAGATTGGCTTAAGGTTAGAGGTCAAATAGATGATTTCAATATTGCAGCTCCTATGGTAGATTTTTTAAAAACTAACTCATGGTGCGAATATGGAATTTACAAATTTGAAGATGGATTCGAACCTGTAGAACAAATTGTAGGTTATAAGTTTTCAGATACATTTATAAATAAGAACGAACATCCTTATTATTGGAATTACTATGATGATGAGTCTAGGAAAATAACTTATTTAAAATACGAGAAAGATTTTGAAAGATTTGGTTACTCATATATGGAAGCTTATTAACTATCCAGAATATGATGTAGATTTAATGCGTCATGATGCATTTGTTTCTGATTATGAATACTATAAAAGTAAAAACAACAATCAAACAAACCAAGGATTTTCGAGAGCACCTATATACAATTTTAAGTTTCATGAGGAATTAAAATTTGGTGGTGCTCTTTTTATAAAGTTTGACGCTGGTGCAATAATAGAACCACATATAGATGACCACGTTGGTAGATCTACTGTTATTGCAATTCCTTTATCTCCAGAATTTCCACACTTCGCTGGAATACAATATGGAGATTTTGAATACGGCTATACTGAACAACCCCTCGCATTGAATACTCAAATTGAGCATTCGGTGCACAATAATAACTACCATCGATATTCTTATCAGTTGTGTTTTGAAAATACTATTGATGAGATTAAAGAACTAGATTTAGAGAATAAAATTTTCTTAGGGGTTTAGTCTAGAGATTAGTTATTATAAATAATAATGAGTTGCTGGATAATCCGGAGCTCATAACTTTAATCTTGCTAATGTTTATAGGAGATATAAAACATGACTGGTAATTTTGCATACCCACGAAACGCGTTCTTAGGTTTCGACCACATCTTTGATCAATTGGAATCAATCCATCTTGGCTCAAA